TTTTTTCTGCTGACAGCCCGTAGTATTTGAAGTTGCAAGCGGCGTACACAGTACCCTTGTGGAAGCCGTCGTCAGCGTATGACAGTATGCAGCGCACATTGTTTACTGCCCTTAATGCAGACATCGACTTGCTCACGAACCAACTCGCCAAATTGTGTTCAACCCCTTGATGTTTGGGGTCTAAGACTAGCCTTGAAAGCTCCCAAAATCCATCTTGCTGGTTCCTTGGCAGCCCAAAGCACCCTTTTAAAAGCTCTGGAACGGGCCAGCCAGTAAATATGCAAACCCCGACGACTTGGCCGCCGCAATGCAGACCGTAATTCACTCCAGACTTAAACCCTTTAGATATAGACGACAGGTAGTGGTGTTTTTGCAAGAGATCGGCACATTGGCCCTTGCTGACAAGTCCGATGGAATAATCAGACTTTGCCACGACCAATCTCCTTTGCTTTCGCTTCCTCATACGCATCCAAGACAAGCTCGGCAATGTATTCGGCCACGCTGTTGCACTCGCAGTCCTCTGCGCTATGAAACAGCCATTCAGCTTGATCGGGCGACAGTTGGTCCCTGATTTGGCCAATGTAGCCCCACATGCAGGTGCTTTTATTGTAAACCGTCGTGACAGTCTTTGCCTTCATCTTGGCGTGGCCAGACTTGCGACCTCTGTTGATGGCACCACTGACAACGGCACTTGATACGCCAAACTTTGCTACAATCTTTTTTTGAGATATGCCGTCGTTGTGCATGGCCCAGATAGACTTAGTCTGCGCACTTATCGCGTGACGTTTATTAGTCATTTTGCGTCTCCCGCAGCTCATTCAGCTTGGTTGCCATCTCTCGCTTGTCGGCAACAAGGTGTGAAATGCGCAAATCCTTACGTGAAATGTCGTCACGCTGGCGATCAATCTTGCTCTGCATAACCGAAATCAGCTTTCGGGCTTCTGCCAAATTATCGAGCATCCTTTTAGTCCGGTGATCAATCATCGGCTATCTCCTTTGTTTTCTTCAGTTCTTTAAGTGCATACATGCAAGCAGTTTGATCTTTCACTCCAAGACAACGCCATATGCTCGACAAGGCACCAGTGGCGGTTTGTGCAGCCATGCTGTCACTCGAATACCCCTTTGCCCAAAACGGTCTCATTTCTTCTAAGTGTGAAATTTTATCTTCCAACCTTTTGATGCGGGCTTCGTGTACGTCTACTCGGATGTATTCGACCTCATTGCCATCTACATCAGAGTTCTCTTCCATCTCATCAATACGTGCTTGGGCTAGGTCTCGCATTTTCTGCATACCTGCACGGTAGCCGTTGTCGTAGTCATGTACAGTCATTCTGTTTCTCCAATCATTGCTCTTAGTTGACGCTCTTGTGCGTCCCGTGCGGCTACCAACACGATTAATAGAATATTATTGTGACCATCATGCCAACGCCGCTTGTGATTGCGAATACGCCTGCGACTAAGCCTACGATGTAAATTTTGCGCTCTAACTCTTTGTCACTCATTCTGTTTCTCCTTTTGTATCTTCATTAGCTCGGCTTGGTAAGCATCACGAGCAGCATCCAGCTTAGCCTTCAGTTCTCCAAGTTTGTTCCTTTTATTGCGCTGGATTGCTTCAATGCGGCGTGTTTGCAGTGCTGCGCGGGCTGCATATAATGCGGTGTGTAAGTCGGTGCCTTTCAGAAGCATGTTGTCTGCTGAGAAAAGGCCCACCATGTGAAACAAAGCCTCTTCCATATCATCAATGCGGGCTTCGTGTATGTCTGCGCGGATGTATTCGATTTCATCACCATCTAAACCCACGTCTTCCGTATACCATTCGCCTGCATCCCACTTTTTATCTGTTAAGGGGTCCGTACCTTGCCACGCCCAAATACGTTCTGGTACTTCATTCATGCCGTAATCCTTCAGTTCTTCTAGCTTAGTCATTAGAGTTCTCCTCTTGTTTCTTCTTTAGCTCGGCGTTGTAAGCATCACTCATCGGCTATCTCCCAACCAATTGATCCTCATTATCATTATATCCCTCCGAACCGTGGCTTCACTCACGCCGAGTTCAACGGACGCAGCCTGACGTGTCATTCCAGTTTTTGCCAATTCCTCAAGCATCTCTCGGCGTGCCGCGATGTCCTCTTGGTATGGCGTAACTTTCACTACACCCGCTTTTAACCTGACGCCCATCACCTGACAGTCTGCTCTGATAGTTGTCTGCACGACGCGCTCCAACTCTGCGACCTGCGAAACTGTCATTTCACCCTCTTCGGCGTAAATCTTTACCCGCTCCCGGCGCTCCTTTGTGAGTTGAGCGCGGCGAGCTTGGGCGAATGCAGTCGCTTGACGCCATTTTTCGGGGTTTGGTATTTGAGGATTTCTCAGAGCCTCTTTCAGCATTGCGATGCCAAGTCGCTCTTCAAGTTTTTCCGCAGGCGTTATTGCTTTAGGTAAGGTTCGAGCATATCCAGCAAAGCACGCATTTCCTCCAGTTGCCGCTTCAGATTGGGTCGATCCTTGGCTGTCGATTGCTTCAACATGATGTCGTTGACCCTCAACAACCGCTTGAATATTATCTGCTCTGACATTTTTAGATTCTCCAATTACATTGACCATTATTCGTCCTCCAGCGGCTCTACTTCGCCGCTGCCATCGCGATACGCATGGCCATTACCATCGCCATGGCGAAACGCATTGCCATCGCCATCGCCATAGCGACACGCGCTACCATCACCATCGCCATCGCGATACGCGCTGCCATTACCGCCGCCCCAGCGATACGCATTACCATCGCCATAGTCCCAGCGACACGCATCGCCATCACCATTGCCATTACGACACGCAGCGCCACTGCCAGCTCCTTGGCGTATCGCGCAGCCAACACCATCTCCAGCGCGATGCGCGCTGCCATTACCATCTCCAACGCGATACGCGCTGCCATAACCAGAACCAGCGCGACACGCATCGCCATAACCAGAACCATCGCGATACGCATTGCCACCGCCATCGCCCACAACGGTTATGGAACCGTTTTGATAGCCAAACAGCTTATAATCGCGCATTTTGGCCCATTTGGGGACGTGAACCTTTACATCCTCTGCAGTGGCTTCCAGTCCATCAATCGGAAAATCTTTTGCTTCTATATTGACCATCATTCGTCCTCCAGCGGCTCAACTTCGCCGCTGCCGTTACAGTTATCACATGCGCATGGGCGCTCTTCAAAGTCACCATACGGGTTTGAGAATGACATCGGCTGAAACACCTCATACGTTGACTCGCCAGTGCCGTCACATTCTGGGCAATCAATCACAGCATCTCTCCCGCTGGCCGCGCTTGTGGGCGCAGTGAGCACGCTGGCAGGTAGCATTCGCCGTCAGTGTAAAAGATGTGTGAGCCGACAACCCCCACAGCGGTCAAGTCGTGCCGCCAGACAGGCTTAACAGCCGTTGTGTGGTAATAGACGGCACCATGGCCCAGAATGTCGCCTGAGAGCGCCTGAGAGGCCACCTGCTGCGCTGTAGCCCAAGCTGCGGCGTCTTGTGGCCGATCAGACACGCCATCGCAGTAGAAGCTAAACTGGCAAGCCCAAGGGCGGCTGACTGGTGTGCGGTGTTCAGTGACAACTTCACAGACCGTTGACGGAAAGTCAGGATGGCCGGCGCGGTTGATAATGACTTCAGCCACTGCAAGCTGGGCATCCACTGGTTCGCTGCGCGCCTCAAAATACACGGCGGCGGCTAAACATGCTGCTGCGGTAATCATTGGTCGTCACCCAAGAATGATGCAGCGCTGTCAGCCCACAAGGTTACAGATGACCGCTGCTGGCCCACACGGTTGTAGACATCGGCCTTGGCAATCAAGCCAGAGTTGAACAGGCGCAGTGCGCTGTTGCCAGCAGTCTTGTGGTCCAAACCAGTGCAGCGTGAAATCTCGGCAGTGGTTGCGTAGGGGCCGTCGCAGATAAAGCCATAAACTAGCTCGTCACGCTGCTCGATGCTTAACGTCTCGGTCGGCTGCACTTCAACTTCAGGCTCGGCAACTGGCTGCACTTCAGTGGTAGCTGGCTGCTCAGGTGCAAGGTTAAGGGCAACCCACTTCGTGTTAGCGCGCTGCACTTCGCTTGGGTTGATGGCAGCCTGAGCGGTTATAGTGTTGCCGCGTTGTAGGTCATGGCCGTCAGCTACGTGTGGCGGGATAAACATTTGATCGCCATTTTCAGCGATGGCAAATGCAAAACCGCGTTCGTGTGTGTTGGAGATTGTTACGTCAATATACATGGTATTTCCTTTTGATTTGTTTGTTCGTGCAATCTTTATAGGAAACACAAAACATGCGGTCAACTACAAATATCCTATTGACGTACATTTTTTATCCCACTAAGTTACACAAATCATCAAAGGAGAAACACCATGATAAACGATAGACGCGAAAGTCGGGTAATACTGAGCGACGACCAGCACGCAATTTTGACCGCCGCTGCGAACCGATCAGGCATGGCACTGTCCACATATCTGCGCCACTGCGCGCTCGAAGACGCCTCTGCACGCCGGGTAAAGTCGGACGTTGAGTAATGGTAAACGGGCGTAATAAAGGCGCAGCGTATGAGCGCACCATTGCACAGCAATTGTTCAATGAGCTTGGCATTAAGTTCAAGCGTGACCTTGAGCAATATCGTGCTGGCGCGCACGCAGACCTAATCGCTGACAATGAGTATTTTCCGTTCACATTGGAATTGAAGCGATACAAGGACGGCCCAATCGGCGGTTCACCATCATGGTGGCAGCAGGTTGAAGTCGCAGCAGAGCGTGAAGGCAAGTTTCCATGCTTGATCTACAAGTATGACCGCAAGCCAGACCGCTGCGTGATACCTTTGGCTGCCGTTATGGACGGCGGCGAGGGTCAAATCGAAACAGACTTCGAGACGTTTTGTTTCATAGTTAGGGAGTGGATGGCATGAGCAGTGTAGAGCTGACAGGAAAAGAGGATTTGTGCGACGTTGCAGACCTTATCAAACGAAAAACTTGGAGGGATTGGCAAGACGATGAACGGTCGCTAATCAAGATATTAGATGATGGCTGCGATTTCGCTTTGCACCTTGGCATGATTGAGGCGCTAAACTCACTCACACTCACTTTAGACGTTGTTGACGGAAAGCCACAAATTAAAGCCAGAGTTTGCCTTGATGATGGTCATCTTGTCGAGGCTTTTAGAGTCCTGAGTACGGATGAAATATCCTGCCATGAGCATTGTGAGGTAAATATTACCTTTGATGATGAAAATGACGCCGTAATGACTGGGAAGGTTGTCGAATGGCCATGATAACCGCCGACAAGCTATCCAATGCCGAGTACCATGCAACCGACGCCATTAGCTCGTCTGACGTTAAAATGGTTCACAGCAAATCGCTGGCGCACTGGAAGGCCAAGGTCTACAAACCCAGCCCGACCTTTGATCTCGGCACAGCGGTGCATGCGCTCTGCTTGGAAGCTGAAAAGAACCTTGTGATGCGTGGACCTGACACCCGACGTGGCAAAGCATGGTCCGAGGCGTATGAAGCTGCGCAGATCGACGGCAAGACGCTGTTGACAGAAAGCGACTATGACTTGGCGCGCAATGTTGCTGACAGCGTGTTGTTTCACCCCGTCGGGCAGCGTATGGCTGGGCCGACAACGATCAACGAGGCCAGCTTTTTTGCAACTGACCCTGAGACCGGGTTGGCAATCAAGACGCGCCCAGACTCATACTGGGAAGAGAACGGCGTCCTGTATGACATCAAGACATGTCAGTCATCTGACCCCAAGTCAGTGGCCAAGGCGATACTCGACTTTTCATACCATGTGCAGGCCGCTTTCTACATGAAAGTGCTGACATGGGCGGGCTATAAGGCTGAACGATTTGCCTTTGTGTTTGTTGAAAAATCAGCTCCATACGCGGTCAACGTGACGGAGCTGACACCAGAATTTTTGGACTATGGTCACGCCATTGTAGATGCGACCCTTGCCAAAATTAAAGAAGCCAACGATGCTGGGGTTTACCCGACAGGCTTCTCCGATGAGATCAACGTCGTTGATCTGCCACGATGGTTGCAGCAAGACGCAGCCGAATTTAACCTATAGGAGAGACAAAATGTCTAATGATTTCAAACCCGTAATGGTACGCAACGTCGAGTTCAAATACCCTCGCCTTCACGCTACCTATAAGTACAACACTGCCGAGAAGCGCAGTGAAGAATGTCAGCCAAGAGCGCAGGGTGCATCATACAGCATCGGCTGGGAGATGAGCGCAGACGACGCACGCACACTGTATAATGAGCTGAAAGATCACTACAACTCATGTGAAACTAAAACACCGTTCACAAAAGTTTTTGGCATGAAAAAGCTGGAGAATGGCAATGTTGAGTTCCGCGCCAAGCGCAATGGTTGCAACGCACAAGGCGAAGAAGTCAAAAAGCCAAACGTCATCGGTGGTGACAAGAAACCATTGGCAGACACTGCAATCTGGGGCGGCTCCAAAGGCTCAATTCGAGTGACTGCGTACCCCGTGACTGACCCAGACGGCAATGGTGGCATATCGTTGTTGATTGACACCGTGCAGGTCACGCATGCAGTTTACGGCGGAGCGTCACTAGATGACTTTGACGACGTGGCAACAACCATGTCAGGCGGCGAAAACACCTCGCTGGATGACTTTGGCCCGGCCACTGCGGCTGACCCGTTTGGCGACATTAAAGCGCCAGCGCCAGCAAACGACCTAGGCGACGACGAAATTCCGTTCTAATGGTGTAAAATAAGTAAGCGCGGCGGGTGTGGGAACCTGCCGCGCTTATAGGAGAGAAACCCACCAATGCCCGTAGGAGGATGCTCGACGTGAGTGTAACCAAAACAAGCCAAGTAAACAAGCAAATGATGCTCACTGCGAACGGTGCGTTCGACACGCGCATAAGCAGCGGCGGCACATATGACGGGCTAACCCTGAAGGCGATTGCCGACATGGTTGACCAGCCGCAGGCACGCGAGAAATCCGAAGCCAGCTTCATTATTCCAAGCACATACCGCGAGCGTGACGGACGCAGCCACGCCGTCCAACGCGAAAACGG